TCCGTTTGTACAGCAGAGTGCGTGGCGTTACATGCAGTATCACCCTGACAAGTTCCCTACTGGTGACTTTAAGTTTGTTCCTTCTAGTTCTCTAGGAGTTATTGCCCGTGAGTACGAGGTTTCTCAGTTAGTACAACTACTACAAACTATGTCTCCTGATACTCCAATGTATCCTGAGTTGGTTAAGTCTGTTGTTGATAATATGAACCTTGCTAATCGTGAGACTCTAATTGCTAAACTATCAGAAGCAAGTCAACCAGATCCAATGGTTCAAGAAGCAGCACAAATAGACAATGCACAGAAGCAAGCATACATTGCAGTATTACAAGGACAAGCAATGGAGTCACAAGCTAGGGCAGCTAAGGTTGCGCTTGAGACTGAACTACTTCCAATGGATGCAGAGACTGATCGTTTGAAAGTTCTCACTACTAATGTAGCTGATGGTGATGTGGATGAAAAAGAATTTCTTAAACGAGCAAAGATTGCAGAGTTAGTATTAAAAGAACGAGAGATCGAAAGTAAAGAAGCAATCGTTAATAAGCAGATGCAAGATAAATAAAATAACTCTTGACTTTTAATACTTTATGTGTTACATTCCACTCACTACTAACGCGCCCTAACATAAGGAAAACGCAATGTCAACAAATACAGATCCAGAACTAGAAAGATATTATGAATCATTGATTGATATATTCCAACTAGAAGGATGGAAGTTTCTACTAGAAGACTTTACAGAATCGGAGGAATCTCTCCGTGATCTGGTCACTTGTAGAACTGAAAAAGAATTACACTACAGACAAGGGCAATTAGACATCATTGGAAAACTATTAAGTTTTGAAAATGGTATCAAGAACTCTTATGAGGATTTCGTAAATGATTCGCGTTTATGATTTCAAATGTAGTGAATGTAGTTACACTGAAGAGAAGTTCGTACACTCCGCTTGTCACTCTGACATTCGGGAAAGTGTATGCTCTAAATGTAACAGTCTATCTCAGCGACAACTAGCTGCACCTATTAGTAAGTTAGAACCCCACACAGGACACTTTGCAGGGGCTACAATCAAATGGGCAAAGCAACGCCAAAAACAGATTGAGATAGAACGCAGGAACTCATGAGTCTTCTTACTGAAGTAATCTCATTAATATTAATTCCATAATACTATAAAGTACGGAGCAACAAATGGCAGAATTTTTAGATGGCAACCAAGAACCTCAACTAGCAGATGGTGAAGAATACCAAACCCTAACAGAATCACTTGAATCAGCTTCTGACTCTATAGAACAAACTGATGATCAAGATGTACCTGATAAGTATAAAGGGAAGTCTGCTGCCGAGTTAGTCCGAATGCACCAAGAAGCCGAGAAGATGGCAGGTCGTCAGGGTAACGAAGTAGGTGAGTTGAGAAAGCTGGTAGATGATTACATCGTTAATCAAACAGCCACTAAACAACCAGTAGAGGAAGAAGTAAGTGACATGGATTTTTTAGAGAATCCTAACGCAAGCTTTGATAAGAAATTAGCAAATCACCCAGCTTTAAAAGCAGCTAATGAAGCTACGAAAAAGCTAGAGCGAATGGAGTCCCGTGACAGGATCTTTGCAACCCATCCAGATGCGATGGATATAGTAAATGATACTGGCTTCCAAGAGTGGGTAGGTAAGTCTCAGGCTCGGACTAACAAGTTACAGAAAGCAGATGCAGAGTTTGACTTTGACGCTGCTGACGATCTGTTTACTACATGGAAAGAGCAACAGGAATTAATTGCACAGGCCGCTAATGCTGCTGAAGGAGATCGTAAGCGTTCTCTTAAGAGTGGTAGTAATGGGTCAGCAAGAGGTTCTGGTGAGACTACTAAGAAGTTCCTCAAGCGGTCTGAGTTACTACATATGATGCAACACGAACCAGAACGATACCTAGCTAACAATGATATTATCATGAAAGCATACCAAGAAGGTAGAGTTCGATAACTTTATAATTAGGAAGAATACATAATGGCTACTTCAGTCTATCCCGCAATGGGCGGTAACACAAACAACACAACTGCTGCTAACTTTATCCCTGAGATTTGGAGTGATGAAATCATCGCTGCTTATAAAAAGGAATTGGTTATTGCAAACCTAGTAAACAAGATGGCAATGCAAGGTAAGAAAGGTGATACAGTTTTTATCCCTAAGCCTACCCGTGGTGCTGCCGTTGCTAAAACTGCTAACACAGCAGTTACTATTCAGAACGAGACTGCTACTCAGTTGGCTCTAAGCATCAACAAGCACTTTGAATACTCTCGCATGATCGAAGATATTACTGACATTCAAGCTCAGGCTTCTATGCGTAAGTTCTATACTGCTGATGCTGGTTATGCTTTAGCTAAGAAAGTTGAAGACGATATCTTTGCATTGGGTAAGTCTACTCAAGGTGGTAACGGAGCAAACTATGCTAAGGCAAAAGAGATCGCTGCCAATGGTGCGATCTCAGATTATGCTGGTGCGGCTCTTCCAATTAATGATACTGGTTTCCGTAACTTAATTCAATTACTAGATGATGCTGATGTCCCTATGGATGGACGTTCATTGATCCTTCCACCTTCTGCTCGTAACACAATTATGGGTATTGAGCGTTATACTTCTTCTGACTTTGTATCTGGTCAACCTGTAGTTAATGGTAAGATCGGTAACTTGTATGGCATAGATGTTTACATTAGTAACAACTGCCCAGTTGATGGTAATAACAAGATCGGTATGCTTATGCACAAGGATGCTTTTGTCCTTCTTGAGCAAATGGCTGTTCGTTCACAAACCCAGTACAAGCAAGAGTTCTTAGCTGACCTATTCACCAGCGATACCATCTATGGTACTGGTGTGTTGCGTGATAAATCAGCAGTCGCTATTGCTCTTCTTGGGTAATACTATGGCTTCTTAGCCATCACATAGGGACTACTTAGTACACTCTAGGTAGTCCCTTTCTTTTACTTAGGGGAACGACATGGAAACTAAAGCATCATTAAAAGCACAGATTGCAGCAGCTAAGAAAGCTGGTAAGTCTATGCAGACAGTAGGACGTTTACAATACAAACTAAATCAACTCAATAAAGATTCTAAAGGTACTGCTGTTAAAACTAAAACAGGGGTACTTAAAAGTAAGACAGGTGTAGTTCGTCAGAAAGATGCATCTAAGAAAGTACGTCAGCCAGCAGTAAAGAAGCTGACTATGGATCGTAATCCTAATAATGTAGTTAAGGCTGTAGCTAAAAAGAAAGCTGATAAGCCTAAGAGTAATGTTACTGTCACTCCTTATAAGGCAGCTAAGATAACTAAAGGGCCACAATCTGGTACAGCAGTAAACGTATTAAAAGGTAGACCAAAGAATAAACCTTATGTAAGCACTAATCCACAAGTTGTGAAAAATCTTGCAGCAGCTAAAAAGAAAGAAGATGCTCAGAAAAAACTTCAAGCTGCTAGACGTAAACTAAGTACCTCAGCAAAGGTTAAAGCTAGGCAAAAAGATTACAGAAACAATAAGACTTCACCTTATTAAGGAATAGACTATGGGTATTTACAGAGGAGTAGGTGGTACTGGTGACTCCAACACTGATGCTACCATTACAGAAGTAACACTTAAAGCTGAACAGGCAGCAGCTTCCGCTACAGCTAGTGCTAACAGTGCAACCGCAGCCTCCTCCTCTGCATCTGGTGCTGGTACATCAGCTACAGCATCAGCCAATAGTGCTACTGCTTCAGCAAACAGTGCAACAGCTAGTGGTAACAGTGCCACTGCATCAGGTAACAGTGCTTCAGCATCGTTAGCAAGTAAGAATACATCTGCTGCACAAGCAGCCATATCAACTACTAAAGCAGGTCAAGCGGCTAGTTCAGCTACTGCTTCAGCAAACAGTGCTACTGCTAGTGGTAACAGTGCCACTGCGTCAGCCAACTCAGCTACGGCTTCAGCCAACTCAGCCACAGCTTCAGCCAACAGTGCCACTGCTTCTGGTAATTCTGCATCTACTTCAACTACCAAAGCTAATGAGTCTGCTGCCTCTGCCTCTACTGCAAGTACAAAAGCAACACTTGCAACTACAAAGGCTACAGCAGCAGCCAACTCAGCCACTGCCTCAGCCAACTCAGCAACAGCTAGTGGTAACTCAGCTACAGCATCTGCTGCATCATTAACTACATTCCAAGGCCAGTACGTTTCACAATCATCAGCCCCTAGTAATCCAAGTACAGGTGACTTATGGTTTGATACCTCATCTAACACTATGAAAGTTTATAGTGGATCTGGTTTTATTAATGCTGGTTCATCTGTTAATGGTACTCAAAACTCAGTACAGTACACAGCTTCAGCAAACCAGACTAGCTTTAATGCTACGTATGACGCTGGTTATTTACAAGTATATCTTAACGGAATACGTTTAGACACAGGAGATTACACAGCAACTAATGGTTCTACAGTAGTATTAGACATAGGTGCTACTGCAAACGATATAGTATTTATACAATCATTTGGAACATTTGCTTTATCAGATCATTATAATAAAACACAGGCAGATGCTCGTTTCTTAGGTCTAGCTGGTGGTGCGTTAACTGGAGCAGTAACTACTAACAGTACCTTTGATGGTCGTGATGTTGCTGCTGATGGTGTACTAGCTACGAATGCTATGCCTAAAGCTGGAGGTGCTTTTAGTGGTGCAGTTACTACCAACAGTACTTTTGATGGTAGAGATGTAGCAGCAGACGGAGTACTAGCAACTAACGCAATGCCCAAGGGCGGTGGTGCATTTACAGGTGCTGTCACTACTAACTCTACTATAGACGGAAGGGACGTAGCAGCAGACGGAGTATTGGCTACTAACGCTATGCCTAAAGCTGGCGGTACATTTACAGGTAACATAGCCACTAAAGGTATCACCAGTGTCACAGCAGGTAATAACAACTTTGTAGCTGGTTCGACTGCTGGAGATAGCATTACGTCAGGTGGTGATAACAACACACTAGTAGGTACTAACGCTGGAACTGCGATTACTACAGGTGACAACAATACGGCATTTGGTTATCTTGCTTCAAGGGTTATTACGACTGGCTCTAACAATGTATCAGTAGGTGCTGGTGGCAACCTAGGTGCTAACACTACAGGTGCTAATAACACTGCTCTTGGATATGCTTCTCTAGGTGCAAATACTACCGCCAGTAACAATATTGCTGTTGGT